GACTGCGGCCAGGGTCAGTAGAACCATCAGCAATAGTAGTAGTGTGCGTGTCGGCATTAGTTGTGATTGCCTCCGTGCCGAAAGAAAATGCTTCAGCAATTAGCTCGAGGTTTGTATTCGTGCTCGTTCCCCACGTGCCTGATTCGTCACCAGTGGCGATTTCTTTGAGCCGTAAATCGTTTACATAAGTTGCCATATTAAGCTACCTCTTCCCATTCTGGGGTTTGACTGTCTGATACGACAGACCATCCTGGGGTCTGACTATCTTCTATATTACTCCAACTTGGAGTTTGAGAATCATCTACGATTCCCCACACTAAAACTTGTTTTGTTTCTGCTGTTCCTTCGACTCCTGTCGGAGTGACAAGTGCTGAGCCAGTAGTCGTAACTGTTCCGATAGCCCCTGTGCCGCTAACACCTGTTGGGGCAGCAATAATTCCAACCGCGACCGTAACCGCGCCAACGGATCCAGTGCCAGAAACACCAGTAACACTAACGTTCGCATCACTGGATACAGTAGCCGTTCCGATAGCACCCGTGCCACTGACACCAGTAATCGAGACGTCGACGCCCGTGCCTTCGACGATAGTGACGGAGCCGACCGAACCCGTTGCTGAAACTCCTGTGACAGAAACGTTTGCGGTTCCACTGGCGGTGACAGAACCAACACTACTTGTGCCGGAAACGCCTGTGACACTGACGTTCGCATCCGCTGAAACCGTGACGGAACCGACTGAGCCTGTTGCCGAAACGCCTGTGATAGAGACATTAGCATCTGCCGAGACTGTGACAGACCCAACCGCACTCGTTCCTGCAACACCTGTAACCGTGGCATTAGCATCTGCCGAGACTGTGACAGACCCAACCGCACCCGTGGCTGAAACGCCTGTGACCTCAATAAGGTCTGGCTCACCCCACGCATCTTCGCCCCAAGTGCCTCTGCCCCAGCCAGTAACGTTTGCCACATATTATCTCTAAGCTATACGGATAATTGCGTTACTTGCATCAGCCGTAGGAAACTGAACAGTAAAATCACCAGAACTAGAAGTTTTATCCCCACCAAAATCTAAAGCACATACAGCAGGATCGCCACTAGCACTGTCATTGAATATCAGACACCCTCGTGCTGTGATTGAGCTACTGCTAAAAGTAAGATCGCTAAAATCTGTAAGTGCCGTCGTGCCAGACGTGCTAGGGTCAACTCTTGTCAAAGATGCGCCTTTTGCAGTATACCCAGTACCAGATACTTCATTAGAGGTAGTGTATGCAGTTGTGCTTGCACCCAAACTTGCTGAGCTTGTGTACAACGCAAGGTTAAACGTACTACCCCCTGTGTTTTTAAAATTGTGAACAGCTTCTAAAAGTTCTTTTTTAAAGCTAGTGCACATAGCTGTTGTAATAGCCATTACAGTCTCCTTAAGATATCGGCCATGTCCTGATGACCTTGGTTTTCTAGTTGAGCGATTAGAGTAGTTCTGTCACTTTTTACCGCCTCAGCCAAATAAAAAGCAACGACGTTTTTAACATCTTCTTTAAACGCTTCTGCCTGTTGCGCAATTAAAGGATGACAATTTCCTCCAACACTCACAATTCTGTTCGCAGCTGATTCAGCCCAAAATTCTACAGAATGTCCTTTATTTTCTGTCGTGGTAACTAATACATTACCAACTTCCATATTAGAAGCACCAACTAACATGTTATTTACCCTCTAGCGATATCATAGCGATATTCATCTCTTGCGCCATAACCTTGTCCTAAATTCTTCAAACTATTCAGTGCTTGGACAAATCTTTGTTCATACTGTGCTACTTCTTCAGGCACTTTTAAAAACGTCGCAGCTTCAACTAAAGTGCCGTACAAAAGAGCGTCTGGGGCATTTACAGATAGCCAAGTTGTTTCTGAACCAGACGTAGTTGTTAAAGAGGCTGGTCGATACTTATAATGCAGTTCAAAAGAATAGTTTTGATCGGGTGTTGGGGCCAGCATAAAAGTATTGTCGTCAAAAAGAGCATAATACTTGGGTGCCCCAGTTGTTGCTGGGTTAGGGGTGTAATCTCTAATAAAGCTAACGTGTTTAAACAACAAGTATGTATAAACGTTGCTGGAAATCACCGCCAGACTATATGGAGCTAAAAAGTCTGTTGGGGTACTTAGGTAAGTATTACTGCTTGCAGCTGAACCTGTTACATTTTTTCTAAAAACAGGGAGTTCTACATTCTTAAGAATCCTTTCTTCAGACTCTTTTATAAAAGTATCTAGGTCTGCAACGAAAGTGGTTTCAGAAGTTTCGCAATAATCTTGAACAGTAGATTTTAAAGTAGCTAATGTAAAACTCATGATGTTGTCACCGTAACTGTTCCTATCTCACCTGCACCTAATACTCCGTCAAATTTAGTTCCAATTGGATCTACGACAGATAAAGGTTGTCCTCCGACATTAACACCACTGTCTGTAGTATTACTCGGCCCAGTCGTTCTAACTACCCCAAGTTGAGATTGAGGAAGAGGCACTTCTGGGCGAGCTTGTCTTAATGCCTCAGGATCAGTTGCTTGTCTAGGGGGTTCTAATTGTGGGTGTTTTGGTTCAAAACATTCTGAACAAACTTTAAAACCTGTCCACTCCATGCGAAGGTCTAAGTATTTAGTTCTAAACCCGCAACGGTCACAAACACCGTAAGAGTATTTACCTAAAGCAAAAGCCATCAGACATACGTCCGTCTAGGCACCAACTGGAAAGCGTCGCTAGTATCGTACCGTATGGCGTTAACTAGGTTTTGTTCGTATAAAGGCTGTAACAGCCCTGCTTTGTCAGGGTTCTTTTTTAACGCTAGGTTAAAAGCCAACCCTGTTACTAAACATGGAAGAAACCTACTAGGAAGATCTACATCGTCCACCGAAGCGGAAATATCTTGGATGCGTTTCCATCTATACGAAACAAGTTTATCCGTAGAGTTTTCAGGAGCTGGCCAAACGAACAGTTTAGGGGTAACTGTTCTTTCTAAATAATATTGAGTGGGTCTTGCTTGAGTATTTTTATTAGGTATATCTAAATACTCTCCTCTTTCAATACGATCTATTTGAAAGTCTGTTTGTATGCCATTAACTGTTCTTCTAATAACAGCATCTAAAACGTCTATATCAAACTCATTAAGAGAATAGGAAGTAGTCCCCTGAACTAAATCAAGGGATACTTGCTCTACTTCCCAAAGTTGAACACCACGGTTAGACCAATCGGCGAACATGATATTCATAGACCGACGAGCGGTAACTCCATCATATCCTGTACGATATTCTAGTCCAGCTAGTTCGTAGGCTTCTTCAATCGCATCCGCTGCGGTTAAAGTAAACGTTCTTGTTCCTGATGTGGCCATTAACCATACTTCTTGATGAGTTCTAAAACGATAACATAGCTGTCGTTAGAAGACGCTCCAATAGTTGTCAAGTTAATATCCCCAGTTTTACCCGAGCCTGACGTATTGCGTAATCCTCCAAACTCACTAAAGTCCATATGGCCGTTACTGTCTTGTGCTAAACCTAATGCAATAGTGTCAGTGGTCGCATCAAATAAGAGCTGGACTTGAGTAAAACCAATAATAGAGTGACTTACTTTTTCTATAAGCACACTACTACAAGCAGTTCCATCTTCTCTAGCAGTCAAAGCACTAACATCAATTTTAGTTACAGCACTTTCTCCAGTGCCGTCGCTAAGATTTGTCAGTTGTATAACAGCTTTATGAGTACCATCAGAAATTGTTGTTGATGTGACTGCATCAGCCATGACTGCCTCCTAAGATGCGTCAGAAGAACTACTGATACCGAAGAACTTCAATACAATTACAGTATCACCACCTGGATCGCCAGAAAGAACAACTTCAACTTCGTCCGCTGTTTCAGTCGCAGCCGTTGTAGTTCCTCCAGACATTCCTAAAACACCGTTGCAAGGGAAAAATCCTTTGAATCCTGTGCTGTTTACAGCAGCAGAAATACCGTCTACAAACCCGTCAGTGTCGGCGTCTGTTCCAATATCGTTTAGATTCACAGCGTTTGCTGCAGCAGTAGTAACAGCAACAGTAACCGCCATCGGTATGAAGTTAGAAGGAATGCCTATTGCACTTTCCTTACCTGTTGTATCACCGTCTGCAACAGTGATTGTTGCAGTGTACTGAGATAGCGTCATTTCACTGGTTAGACTACCAGTAGTGGAACTTTTTACGACATTTTTAAATCCATTTTCTGAACGAATTGGACCGTTAAAAGTTGCATTAGCCATGTTTATCTCCTGTCGTGGCTATGTCAGATACGGGATGTACCTGTCAGGGATAACTGCTTTATACAGGAGAAAAAGAAAAGGGGCAACCAGTGCCCCTTTCTTTGTGATATTACGCAGCTCCAGGAGAACCGAAAATACCACGCCAGTCACTAAAGCCAAAACTATAGCGTTCTCTGGCTTTATATCGAACATTACCAGTTTCGAAGTCACCTTCCATGCTGGTCGCAACAGGTGAACGCACAAAGTGCTTCAACCCGTTGGGCACGTCCGTAGTCAGGAAGAACGCATCAGTATCTGTTAGATAATGATTAACGGTGTATCCCTCAGGAACCATACCCATGTTGCGAAGTGCGTTAATATCATTATCAGACGTACCGACTCGTCCTGGGGTTTCCAGAAGACGATCTGCAACGAATTGCAAAGCGGTAGGGATAATTAGCTTGCGGGCTTGAGCGTTGATCTTAAGACCCCGCTCATCTTCGAAAGCTGCGATATCGATCAGAGACTGCTCTAATGAAGTCTCATTGAGGTCAGACGCAGTCGAAAGTTCGTTGCGTTGAGTCTCATTCCCTACAGTCGGGTGATCAGTTGCACACAGTTCTTTGCCATCACCGCCAACAAAAGAAGAACTAAACGCATTGTTCAATACGTTAGCACCTTTAATGTTTTTAGTAGTCATCATAGAACGAGCTAGTGCTCGCGTATAACGAGAAGACAAGGTGTCATACAAATTATCTTCGATAGCTTCTTCAGTTAATGAGAAAGCTAAAGCGATAGTTTCATGTGAATACCGTGCAGTAAAAGATTCTTGCGCGGTGTCATAAGTAACACCAGAACCTTCAAACTTCACAGGAGCTTCACCGAAACCAGTCAACATTACCTCTTCTTCAAAAGCACGTTCTGAAGTTTCGGTTTCGAAGATTTCTTCGTACTCAGCGTCGTAGCGATCATACTCTAGTCCGAAAAGAGCATGAAGGCCAGGAACCAGCTCTTTTACGAGTTGAGCTCTATTAATAGCCATTAGTTACTCTCCTTCGACTATACAGCGAATACGTTAGTTGGGAACGAAAAATACCCACGAGCGTTAGCACCAATGCTATTACTCGGGGAATCTACGAACCTATTCAACAACGCTATTCCGCTACTTGTTGTCGCTGTTACACCTTCTTTGGATCGACCATTGTTAGTGCTGCCAGCGGTTGTTGAAATCGTATATTTAGAACCAATAAAACTTACGGCTGGGGTGCCAGCAGTAAATTGTGCTTCGTATACGATTGCGGGATCGGTATATACATACGCTTCGACGTCTGCTGAACCCAGCGTAGCTGTTGAAGCAGGGAAGAACGTAGAGTATGTAGGAGTACCGTCGGTTGCGGTATAGAAACAGCCAGCAAAAACTCCTGCTGGTGTGCCTGTCGCAGTGCCTTGGATAACGTACCCAGAAGATAGGTTTACAACGTCTCCGTTGAAGATAGCAGCTGAAGTGCCACTAGCAATACGCAACTTCTGAGGACGAATCGTTCCACCATATAGGTGATAGGCTGGAGTGAACCCATTAGGGGCGTCAGTATTAGCCATGATTTAATCCTCTAAGGAAAATGATGAATTAATCCGTAGCCTTTTGTCGGCTTCCGAATTCCACTTTTGTGCTTCTCCTCATATCGCTCTGTCGGAGCGGCATTCTTGGATCAGCTTCTCGCATCAAATCATTATCGACACCTTGAAGTTGTTCTGCAGTCTTACTGTTATAGTAATGATTACGTTCTTCAACAGTCTCTTCAGGAATTTTAGCGAGAATTAGACCACCAACACCTATTACGCCAGCGTGTTTTCCGTCCTCAATCGTAGGAGCGTCAAAATCAGGATGATCTTCTGCTCTTACTGGCTCGAATCCTTCACGAATACGTTTAGACATATTCGCTCTGTCATCATGCCCACGGACTTCTGCACGTACCCACCTGTGTTTATACCCAGGAGGAGCTTCAGGAGCGTCTAACATAGATGGCGGTTGCCATGGTTTACGGCGAGATTTCTTTTCTCGGGTTTCAGCAGATCTGGAGGTACGATCTGTCATTTTCATCTCCTATACAAATTTTGCGTACTCTTCAAGAGGCACACCGATTCTTTTAGCTATTGCTACCTGTGACGGTGTGAGTTTCACATTGCGTGCTCCTTTTTTAACAGCACCAGCACCTCGGCTAGATCCCGCTACAGAAGACTGCACGTTCTTTTTCCCTTCGGGAAACTTGTTCGGAAAAAGTTCCCTAATTTCACTATCTACTCTTTCGTAGTAGTAATCAGAACTAGGGGGAACTCCCTCCTTTAATAATTTTTGATGAATGCCCATAGCAGCATAGGTCATACCTTCATCTTCACCAAACCAACCATTTTCTGAAGCCCATTTCTCTGCACGGGGGTCAGGAGCGGCGGGTTGCACATTAGTTGCTTGTTGTTGAACAGGCGGCTGCTGAGGAATAGACTTAACAGCTTTTTGTTTTGCAACTAATCTTTCGGCATTTTGCGCTTCTAAAGAAGTTTTAGCAACTGCCTCAGTAGCTAAAGCGATAGCTTCTGCGTCCCCAAGTTCTTGTGCTTCTTTCAAAGCTCGTCTAGCACGTTCTTTATCAGAAGCGATACGAGCAGAATACTCCGCTACCAATGTTTCATCTGAAGACTGTAACTTGCTTTGTAAATTATTTGTCTGTTCAGACATCTTTTTAGCAAACTGAACCGCTTCGTCGCGTTGACGTTCTGCTTCCCGCATACGATAAGTCAGCTTATCTATACGCTTTTTAACACCGTCGCTGTAATCCTCTAACTCATCGGTCTGAGGAGCTTCAACCTCAGCTTCGCTTGTATCGAAGTCTTGTTGCGGTTCCTGCAACACATCAGCTTCACGTGGATCTACTTCCTGATCAGGAAGCTCTAATTCAATTTCTTGGGACTCAGCCATTTAAATCACCTTATTGCAGAATATCTTCTGGATTATTTACAGTGGCTAGAATTTCATCATCGTTTAAAAGACGCATGTCTCCTCCTTCGATGTTAAACCTAGCTCCTGCATAGCGACCGAAAATTACCCAATCGCCCTCTTTACACCATGGGCCTTCAGGAAATTTATCAGAATCGGAATATGCATCTGGGCCTTGTTTGACCACAAGCCCTACAATTGTAGCTATACGCTCTTTATCAAGAGTTTGTTTAGCCATAAGAATGCCGCCTTTACTTTTCTCTGGTGGAGAAAACGGGAGAATCAACATACGATACCCAGTAGGGTTCGGTAGTTTATCTGCGTGAGAATCTAAATTCTCAGGAGTAAGAGACTCCTTCGGAGGATCTAACGGCGTATCAGATCCAAAATTTAGTACACGATCGGGAGTTACCCCTTTTTCAAGTTCAGTCATCTTCGACATCTTCCATCCTTCCATGCAGGGCGGTTATTTCTTGTTCAGCAAAATTAAGCCCTGAAATTTCCCCAACTATTCGTTGGTACTGAACATAGTCTTGTGCGCCACCAGCGGCGAGTGATTGCATGAGATCTTCTTGTCTCTCACGAAATTTGCGGAGTAAAAACTCCGAATACTTAATAAAGTCCATTAGTTAACGTAGCTAGTAAAATCTAATCCTTTAGTAGCTGCGCCTGTACCCTTTGTCCTTACTTTCTTTCCAGGAATACTAATTGTCTTTTCAGCCAATACAGTAGACTTTGCAAAACCTTCGTTAGAGGGTTCTGGGATTGACGGTTGGACTCCTGCCTTTTGAGTCTTAGGGGACGGATAAGGCATTTCCGTTGATCTAAGGTTTCTCATTTTTTGCTCTTACTACGAGAACGAGTTGAACCACCACGCTTCATTTTCATTGGCATTTTCTTGGCGCTTTTACCACCGATACCCATTTTCTTAGGCATCTTTTTATTTGTTTTACGTCCTGGCATTTTAATCTCCTTCAGCATACAAGTTGTTAAACGTAATGTTCGGATCCATGTAGCTATCGTCAATTTCTGCACTATGTACATGTTGACTAGGATAAAAGTCTGGTGCCCCAGAACCTGTCTCCCATAATGCTGGATTGGTCGCTCTTACACGATTGTTAGGCAACGCTACAATATTGCCTGTCCATTTCCCAGCATCTGTAAGCTGTATCAAATGACTTTGTTTATGTTGCGCAGGATCGTCAGCAATATCGTTTCCTGTGTAATCAACCGTAAACAAATACTTCCCAGTATGAAATTCATTATCAATCTTACATAACCAAGGACTAGAAGATACACGATCCATAACAATAACCTCATGGTCTCGTGAACTACAGTCCCACGGTTGCGCTAAATGAGTCGCCATCGCCTCTGGCATTTCCTCAATCATCGCATCCGCTACTAGAGCAGTGATTGGCATTCGTGCCCACATCGCTCCTCCATGAAGATTCTCAGAATCTTCTTCCTTTCCTAATTCGTATCCAGTGAATACAACTTGGAAGGATAAACATCTATCAGGGATCGTATTTACCGCAATCGCTATCGCATGTAAATACTCTCCGTGGTAATCTAAATGATTGTGTGTAAATTCTTTTCTAACCCAGCAATTAAAGTGTGGAATATTGCTGATTAGATGTGACATAAGTTACTGCTCCCTGGACTCTCGAACGATTTTAGCGATTTCAGTTAAATTAGAATCTATTTCACGATCATCTTGCATTTCCGCTTTTTGTAATTCAGCGGCAATACGAACATCAGTCTGTTCCTCTTGAGATTCAATACGCTCTCTTTCAAGCTGTGCTTTACGCTCAGAATCTCTATCACGCTGCTTGAGTTTTTCGAACTCTAACTCTAGCTGCTGCTGGAACATTTCTCTTTCTGGGTCTTG